TTTAATTTTAAAATAATATGTTCATAATATAAACAATGATTCCTAATACGAAATTTATGACATCATTAATTGAAACTTTGGTTGAAACAGGCTTGGGTTTATCTTCCGCTAAATTGTATGTCTCGAAACTGGCTATGTTAAATGACCGAAAGGGCTATAATAATTTAGACTTCCTGAAGAAGAAAACGGAGATCGACGAAAGAATTAGTAATACAACCGAGAATATTCACAGTCGCAAATCAGCCTACACGGCTATCGTTTCCATTTTAAGCAAAACTGGTAGTGACAAGACTAAAAAGTTACTCGAATATTATCGAGCCAAGTTAGTGGAGATTGTTGAAACGGTAAAGTTGATACCTGCCAACACCAAAACTCAGAAACAAGATGATAATTGGATGCCGTTCGAGGAAGTCATGGATGTTTATAACAAATTAGAGGCTAAAGTAAAGGCTCAGAAACCAGATTCTAAGAATATGACAGATATGAATTTATTTACCGATTGGGTTTTATTATCGATGTATGTTTTACAAAGTCCGCGTAGAAATCTTGACAATATTTTAGTTATTGGGGATGCGAAAACGAAAGCAAACGAGACGGTAGCATCTAATTTCTACAATCCGAAAACTGGATTGCTAACATACCGTGTTTATAAGACCGCGAAGGTTACTGGGGAAGAGGAGTTTACTGCTAACGATGCGTTGAAAACAGTCTTGAAAACGAACATAAAGAAGTTTGGATTAGTCGATGGCGACAATCTTCTAAGGACTTCAACTGGAGATGCTATCAAAACTTCCTCACAGATTAGTAAAAAGTTACAGAGTATTTTCAAACCTCTTAACATCTCCAGTTCGATGCTTCGTCATATTTACATTACTCATATGTTTGGTGATACGCTTACTAAACAACAAGAGGTTGCGAAGGCTATGGGTCATTCCGTTGATATGCAGCAGGATTATATTCTAAAAGATTAAATTATTATATTATATTATATAAAAATGCCACTAAATTATATAATACAGTCGGATATAATCTTAGAACGTCATCGGCTTTACATGATAAGAAAGCACAATGAAGCCCTTGAAAAGATAGAGAGGGCGAGGTTATATATACCAGTCTACCAAGCAAACTATAAAATACTTCATAAAGAACATTTAGTGGAATACCAACGTGAATATAGAATTAAACAGAAACTATCACAATCTACGGAGGATATTGAATATAGACAAACCTACCACATCAATTATAGAGAGAGAAATAAACAAAAAATATCAGAATACCAAACCCGATATAGATTGAAGAAGAAGGAATCTACGGAACCAATTTTGATTTTTATTGATTAAAAAAAAATATTATTATATAATAAAAATGCCGTCTAATGCCGATATCCAGTATCTAAAACGAACACAAGAAGACCGCAAAGCATCTATGAGGGCTTACTATCACGCGGTATTGAAACCAAAGATACAGGCTAAACGGGACGAGAAGAGAAAACAGAAGGAAGTTACGTTCTTTTATTAGAAAATTAAAATTGATTATAATATTAAAAAATATATTATAATATAATAAATGACAAATAAATATAATACTAATAACGCAGTTATATATTCGATAAAATGTAAAGACCCGACGGTAACTTTTACTTACTTTGGTTCGACTATATCTTTCACTGGTAGAAAAAGTAGTCATAAAGGTAACTGTAATAATCAGAATTCAAAAAGTTACAATGTAAATCTTTACAAAGTTATACGTGATAACGGGGGGTGGGATAATTGGGAAATGAAGATTATCAAAGTTTTCCCATGCGAGAGTAGGGTTCATCTTGCGATTGAAGAACAAAAGTATATTGATAAGAATAGAGATATGAATTGTAATAACGCATATGTATCAGTTGAAGATAGAAAAGAGCGTGTATTAACATATAATATTCAGTATAGGTTAGATAACAAAGAGAGTATAGCACAGTATTATTTAGATAACAAAGAGAGTAGAGCACAGTATTATTTAGATAACAAAGAGAGTATAGCATCCTGTAAGGCACAGCATTGGTTAGATAACAAAGAGCGTATATCAGCACAACAGGCCCAGTATCGTTTAGATAACAGGGAGCATATATTAGCAAAAAAAAAACAGTATCGATTGAAGAAGAAACAGGAAAAACTTACGGAAGCGGTTCTAATTTTTATTGATTAAAATTTTATATTGACATATATAAAATGAATGAAAAACAATCTAGATGGGATAAAGATTTTCGAACCGAGTATAGCAGGTTATATATGAGCCGTTCATACCACGATAATGTCATCGAGGCCAGAAAAGTCAAGAATACGAATCTGGCTAAACTGAGATACAATATTAACAGAGACGTAATCGAAAAGTATGGTTCAAACCTATGGCACATAATCAAACTCAAACAGTTGGTAGGGGAGTTGCCAACCGAGATTTTTGCTGAGTTTTTGGAAGACTTCCAGTCTTTGAATTTTGAACTGAAATAAAATTGATTTTCTGGTTAGTTTTTGAGAAAGAAAATTGTATTATGACCACACAAGTTATAACACAGAATATTGACAGTAATGTCAAAGGGATGAGGGCGGTTATGCGTGGGGGGTTGGGGGGGAAAGTTGAAATTATAGATTCTCAAATACTACAGTGTATTGGATTTTTAAAATGTTTTAAAAATAGTCGTGACCCAAAAATGATTTTTAATATAAAGTTCCAAACATTACAGTTAGGTTTATTTCAAAGTGGAAAAATAATATATGAAACTATCATTAATGAAAACTTCAACATAGGATATTCTCAATTATTACTTACAAACTACACCAAAATTATGGATGAAATGATACAACTATTAATTTATGGAGTTTATCGTAAAATTATTTCTAAACTACAGGGTATTGACGGATCTAATTCATTAAAAAAAGACAGAGACATTTATGTGCAGATATGTAATGCTCTAAAGATAACTTCACCTGATGTCCAGACTATTGCATTTAACAAAGTTATACATGAATTGAAAAATACACCAAAATTATACGAACCAGCATTTAACCAAGTTTTTACACTTGAGAGATTCTGGGTTCTCGCTCGACTAAAAGACACACCTTACAGTTTAGGTGAAATCAATATTGCCGGTCGTAGTTCAAACGAGGATATTGATAGAGGAGGGAGATAGTAAAATTGATTATTCAGGTTGGTTTTAGAGAGAAAATTGTTATTATGTCAAACAACATAACAACGAATATTAATGAGTGGGTTGAGGTTGATGAGGATCAAGACTGGAGTGATTGGGTTGTTTTGATATCAACTTTGGAGAAAGACGAGATCGAGAGACGCTTAGCCTTGATCGAAGTCAGGATTAATTTAATTAAAAAGTTTAAAAAGAAAAGGGTATAATGGTGTAACTGATACACAAGGTGTGTTAGCGAGGAGGGGAGGGGTATATATAATAATAAATTATAAATCAAACTATGTTTTATAAATCAACTACGGCTTCTTTTCTCGCTTCACGATAACCCACTTGGTTAAGACGTATTTTTTCTTTGTTTGCTTTCTGATATTCTTTATTATAATCAGGATTTGCTTCTCGATATAACCTACATGATTCAATACGTTTCTCACGGTTATTTATATAGTATTCGTGAAATGCTTCCTTCGTATTTTGGTAGGATAACTGACGTCGTATTTTTAATTCTTCTTGCGTTGGCATTTTTTACACTTTTATTATACAAAAGAAAATATTTAAACAATTTTATTTCATAATAAATAAAATTGTTTTTTTATTTATTATCTTTTGTATAATAAAACAATATGTCCGAGATACATGAAAAATGCGATATTAGAACTATCCATTTTCTGAACGATTTGAAATACGATGATTTCATCACGTTTTGTGGTGGAAACGAAAATGTCGGTAAAAATAAAGAAGAACGTATTAATAAATTTAACCAACTTAAACGTTGGGCTATGCCTATGCTAAAAACTAACGGTGACATGAGAAGAGTTTATTCCCATAGTGAAACTGGAAAGATTGGACGATTGTTTTGTGGTGGGTCAATCCAAGGTATGCCTAAAAATATAAGAGGTCTACTTTCAAGACATACTACGGATATCGATATGTGTAACGCACATCCAACCATCTTAAAATATCTGTGTAAACTTCACGACATAAATTGTCCTTATCTAACTTCCTACTGTGAAAAGAGAGATTACTATACTAGTCAGATAGAGAATGGTAAAATGAGATACCTTGCTTCGATTAATAACTCGAAACGTAACTACAAAATTGCTTCAAGTGACTTCATTCATTTCGATAAAGAGATGAAAGAGATTCAAAAGGCTATTGCTCTTGTTCCCGATTTTAAGTATATTGTAGACACAGTGCCGAATCACATTCTTCAAAATATTGAAGGTTCCATTATCAACAGAATTATGTGTGTTACTGAAAACAGTATTTTAGAATTTATGAGCAATGTATGTGCTGAAAAAGATATCAAAGTTTATGCTTATATGTTCGACGGTCTTATGGTATACGGTGACCTATATAATCAGAGACCACTTTTGGAAGAGATGGAGACTATTATCGAAACTAATTTTCCGTCTCTTCAGATGAAGTTAGATTTTAAACAGCACGACACTACTCTCAACGTTCCTGAGGATTATGAGCATGTTCCGCCACAACCAAAGGAGGAAAAATCATACGAAGTAATGAAACTTAAATTCGATGGAAATCACACAAAAATTGTTAACATAGGTTGTTTCATCAAAACAGAACCTGATAAAGATATTAACATGAGTAAGCAACATCTATCAACCGCATATGAACATATGAATTATGAGGTAACAGTAGACGGTAAAATTAAACGCAAGTCATTTATACAGACTTGGTTGAAAGATGGATATATAAACCACAAACGTGATATTATGATTGTTCCACCAGACCAAGTTTGTCCTCCTGATATTTATAATTCATGGAGACCATTTGCCATGGAGTTAGTAACTGAATATAAACCGAACATTGTTGCTAGAGACTTTCTACTCAATCATATAAAAATTATGTGTAACAACGACGAAGAGTGCTATAATTATCTTATTAAGTGGTTAGCAATGTGTATTCAGTTTCCTTCCACCAAGTTATGTATGCCGGTGTTTGTATCTGATGAAGGGGCTGGGAAAGGTAGTATTATAAGATTACTTTCCAATATGCTTGGAGGTTCGAAGATGTTGGAAAGTAGAGAACCGTCCAAAGAGGTTTGGGGTGAATTTAATGCTATGATGCTCAACGGATATATTGTATGTCTTGATGAGATTAGTAAGAAAGAGATGGGTGGTTGTGAAGGCAAAATAAAGGGATTAATCACAGAACCTTTCATTCATATCAATGATAAGGGTAAATCACGTTTCCCAGTTCGTTCTTATCATAAGTTCATATCGTTCTCGAATCCAGATGCCTACGGAAATGAACCTATGACTACCACAGAAAGCGACAGACGTAAATTCTTTATCCATTGTAGTAATGAACTAATTGCTAACACGACTTATTTTAATACGTATTATGAATATTTAGATGATGTAAATGTTGTAAAAACAATCTATGAATATTTCAAAACTTTAGAGAATCCTAAAGAAATATTGAAATGCAAGATGCCTGAAAGTGATTACCACAAGGAACTAAAAGCATTAGCAATTCCTCCGTTGAAGTTGTTTGTGACAGACTACTTGAAAGAACATATGTCTGCAGTTTTACATATAGAGACTACTCAGGAATTATACGTAAGTTTGCAATGTTGGTGTGTATATACTGGGATTAAATATGATTGTAGTTCGGCACAATTCGCTTGTAGGTTGGCTAACATGAGACTGAAAGGTATGGATAAGGTTCTTAATATAGGTGAGAAACGGTTGAAAGGTTGGAGTTTCAATAGTGAGACAAGGACACATCTGGGACTGGATGATGTGTGTAATACTCAATGTGAATAGCGGGTTGATTTATGATTTCTATACCCGCTCGGAACCCGCTCATTTATTTTTAATGTATGTTTTGTGTATTTCATACTGTGTTTCTATCTATTTATTATATATATAATAATAATAATAAGTAATAATAGCGGGTGAGCGGGTTGAGCGGGTATATATGCACTCCAGACAATAATAATAAATACAAAATAAATAATTATTTATTATTCGTGATAATAAAACATAGCCCTAGGTAAAACATGACCCGAACACGCTCAACCCGCACAACCCGCTCAGATATCATCTTAGTCACATTCTAGTTTAATTTTATAAAATTGATTTTATAATTATATATTGAAAGAAAAATAATAATAATGGAAAAGTTTGTAGCAACAAAACAAAATGGAGGTATCTGTTTACATATTAATGATATAATAATACCATTTAATGGTGTATGTTATCGAAGGGAAGATGCCCCTAAACAGTCGTCAAATAAATTAACAGAATTAAAATACGTTTTAGAATTAGAGACCGGAAGTATATTCGATGAAGATGAATGGATTACAAGTAAAAACATGAATAGTTATAATGGTGGGGAAGTAAGAGGATTCTGTATATGCACAAAAAATATAGGTTGTGATTATTACCTACAAAACAAGAAGACTGGTAGAATCTTTGCGGTGGGGTCAAAATGTGTTCAGAATGTAAGTGAGAAATTATATAGTCAAATGATTAGAGGAAAATGTAAACAATGTGATTCTGCATTGATTGACCGAAGACGAAAGTATCAACGAGACGGGTTATGTGATATGAACTGTTCTAATAACTTCTTGCGAACTCAACAGCAATTGGTTATACCGCAACAGCGACTTTGTAAATACTGTGATGAACCATTGACAACTAGAAGTAAAGGTGGTTTTTGCAACTATCAGTGTTTGCATCTAAATATCGAGGATGAAAAAAGGCCAAAAGAAAAATGTTATTGTGGCAATTATGCGAACGTAAAGATAGTTACAAAAGAATCACCAAATACTGGTAGATATTTTTATACATGTGATAAATCATATTGTAAGTTTTTTAAGTGGTATTAGCCACACTCCCTGTTTAACTTTTATAAAATTGATTTTATAAAAAGATTCCTAACAAAAGGTGTATTATGACAACTCCAGTTATAACACAGAATATGATAGTCAAGTCAATTATTGATAATATAATTGATGAAGTTGTCGATACATCCTCTATAACCAAACTAGCAACACTACTACTAAATTTACCATCAAGACAACGAGGAGTTCATCATTCTTTTATGTTAAATTTTAATGATATGATTCTAGAATGCGACCTATCAATAAATCCAGATACGCCCCCAAGTGTATATAATCGTTGTTCAGTAACAATTACACATACAACATTATTATGTTACGACCACCGGTATGAAGACCATTATCCTTACGTATTGTATCAAACATCAGTATGTAAGGATAATACCGATAAACTTAAAAATATAATTAGTATGCTAACTTGGTCTCGTGATATAATAAATAATCTGAAATACGATAACATTATCGGAAAGTTATATGATACAAGAATTACAGAAAACGTACAAAAGTATAGAGATATAAATGACCTATGTATAGAAATATTCGGTAGTAGAGTTGTAAAACGGGTACGTACAGAGTGTTGTGTATGTTACGAAACGACAGATACAATCAGTGAATGTGGTCATAATATATGCTTAACTTGTGCTTCAAAAGTAAAGGAAAATGAAGATGAAGAAGTGTTATGCCCGATGTGTAGAAAGGTGTTATATATAAATTAAACTAAAGAAACCAATTATTTACAATTCTAATCACAGCCCGTGTTTAAAATTTTAACCCTACTTATCAATAAAATTAGAGATTGTATGTCCATTTAGTGTATCTATTACTTTCTTTGCAACAACCCCAACGGCTTTCCCAATCGCCGACTGATCTAATATAGGTTTCGCCAGATTTACTACTTTAGCCAGAAATTTATGTTCCTTCTTCTGCTTGTAAACTTTAGATTTCCCGATGTAACTTCCAGCCTGATTTTCACTCACAGCGTCACCTTGCATCCTGTAGTGGGTAGATTTATCTTCAATTTCTTTATGAATAGCACTTCCAACCTCATGCGGTAACGATGCTAATGGACTTGAACCACCATTGAAGGTGCTATGACTCGTGACTGCTTCTCTGACTACCTTGCTGTTTGCCATTGCATGATTACTTGAAGCCCCACCAAGTGAATGTGATGTCAAAAAAATGTCGCCAGTGTTTCCGTCCTTTTTCAATTTCTTCACAATCATCTCCGTTCTTTTTGTTCTTCTTTTATTCAAAGCGTCGTTGTCTGTATTCCCTAAAACGATATTTAAATCCGACTTTAAATCAGCCTTGGTGGAGTCCCCTGAGAAATCCGTACCCCTGTGTGCGATAATATGACTCCCGTTGGTCTCATGTTTAAAAGTGCTTATGTCTTTGTTAGTCAGAGCCCCAACAACCTTATAGCCGTCGGGAGCCTTACTATTCACATAATTTAATCGTTCGTTGAGTGAACCCTTTCGAGTCATGCCGTACGATGCGGAAGCCGACTTGGCTAAATCTGAGATACTTGGTAAGTTACTCATTTTTATATATTGTATTTATATTTTTTAAAATCTAAAAAAGTTATCTTGTTTATAATAAAATGAATTCAGAACAAAATGAAAATTTCTTAGAAGAAATAGATTATAATAATCCTGAGTCAATTGAGAAGCCAAAGAAGAAACGTGTATCAAAAAAGATTATACCACCAACTATAGCCGAAGTCCCAGATGCAAAACCATTGAAGGAAGCCTTAGTTGTATCTGACTTCGCTTCGCAAATGGCCGAATATAATAAAAACAATCAACCAGCACCAGTAGCAGTTAAGCCAAAAAGGTCGATGTCGGACGCTCAAAAGAACGCTTTGAAGATGGGTCGAGAACGAAAGCAACTATTGAAACTTGGTTTATTACCACCCCAACCTCCCTCGAAGATAGTCGAAGTAGTAGTTCCCGTAGTCCAAAAAGTATTACCACCAGTAATAGTTAAACCAAAAACTAAGAGTTATCGAACTATGTATTAACACTGTGTATTAATAATTTTTAATATTGACATATATTAAAATGACATCACACACTGACTTCAAAATATTTATAGCCTCTAACTTTACAGGTGATTCAATTCAGAATGTGATACAACCCGACGGCAGTATAAGTAATGTAAATTACCGATTTCGCTTACCAAGGGCCATCGTCCTATCTAACACAGACCCACATCGTATAACACTCGCCGTTGAGTCGGCGTCAATTCCTTTATCCTTCTACGCAATCAATAATACAAACAATAAATTCAACCTAAAAATAGGTATAACTCAATATAACAATCTTACAATATCTCAAGGTAATTACCGAATCTCTCAACTCATAGATAGACTAAATTCAATACTTACACAACAAAGCATAACTTCATTCACATTTAGTTTCGATGTAATCACATCCAAGATAGCAGTGAATAGTATAGTAGGTGAATTGGATTTAGTCTTTGAAGATTCTGTCGGAACAAACACATCAGCAGTTTTAGGCTACACGTCGAGTACTGATACGCTACCACCACCAATAACAGTTGTTATCGATGACGTAACCATAACTACCTATGAGTTCGAGGATGTTGTGAATTTAGTCTATACGTCAGGTGTTACAATCAATATCGACAATTTATCAACGGACAACGTTAAGACAGGTGGAGGCAGATCTCTCCTACGAATTCCGGTCACATCACCCCCAAATACAATATTACAACATCACTCAAACCAACCGTTTGAAACAGTAATAACTGAACGACACCTAACGGAACTGGTTATCAGTCTGAGAGATGATGATAACAAATTATTAAAAATAAACGGAAACCACCCATTCTTTATCGTGTTACGTTTAGGTTTCCAAGTAACAGATTCAGTCGTAGTCAAAGAATCTAGACTAACAACACAACGTAGATTACTGTTAGAAGAAGAGAATAAGGAAGATAATTAAATAAAATATTTCGTAATAATAAAACAATGGTCATTCCCTCATTTTCAAGAGGCATATCAAAATTTTCGAGAGGCGTTCGTAACGTTTCTAATCAAATAGGGAGAGCAACTAAAGTTGCAAAAGTCGTCGAGAATGTGGTTGGTTTTGGACTTCGGGCGGCCGAGGTTGGGGCGGTTGCGTTGGGCCAACCAGAATTTATTCCCTTATTGGAAACTGGAATTGCTCTGAATAACAAAGCAAAACGAGTCACGAATTCAATCGAAAAGGTTAATCGTTCAGCAAATAAAATCAATGAGGGAAGCAGAAACGCGGTTAATGCTCTTCGAGACGGAAATGTCAAAACATTGGTTACGTCGACAAGAGATATTGTTGACGGAACAAAAGAGTTATCTAAAAATCCTTTTAAAAATAAAATCTTGTAATATAATAAACAATGTATTCACCGGAATGCTATCAACAAACTTTTGTGACATCAAATTACTCAGGAAATGAGAAGTTTAAATTTCAACGTATTTACAAGACTGACAAAACCCAAAAAATAAAATTATCTGTAACTAACCTTGCTATAAGGACAGAAACGATTACAACCCAAGCAATATCTGTCTTTGTAGAAAACAGCCCAGGTATCAGTTCAAAGGCCTTTTACGTAAATGAATTACAGGATAGTTTCGCAAGATTTTGCCTTGGTACTATAGGAGACGAGATGATAAATTACGATAGTCCACTTGTCTATTTAGATGATTTACCATTGAACCAATTCGATTTAGTAGCACGTGATATGGAAGGTGACATTGTTGAATGTCGTTTTTCCGTTACATTTAAAATTGAGGTTATATAAAATAAAAAAAAAAATATATTTTAAAAATTAAATATATTTACTATATAATAAAGTATGTCAATCTTAACACCAGAGATATCGACATTAACCGAGTTCAAAGGTTTGGGGTCAGCCGTTCGTATGAAATACGTCGTCCAACCAGAAAACCTCTCAACTTATACATCCTCTGATTCCGTCAGTGATATATTCTTCGCAATCCCAGCCGTCATGAACAGTTTTTTGGATGGTGCCATGTCCAATTTAAGTTTCGACATCAACGTTCCTAATGGGAAGACTGCCGCTTTATGTAATGGGTCTGGAAGTTCCGTAATCTCAGCAATCGAAATTACTCACAATGGACAACAATTAGAAGGACTTCAAGAGTATGGAGTTATGGCCGCTTTCCTTGAGGATTTTCAATCAAAGGGTCGCAGTGGAACTATTTCTTCCATCCTACACGGAACATCTCCAACAACCATTAAAACTGGTTACGAATTACCTGCCGCCCTAAGTGGAGAGCCTAATGTCAGTGCCACTGCCGTCAGAATCATGATTCCAATTCATGCTGGTCTTTTCAGTCTCTCAAGCCAACATTTTCCTCTAAGTCTCGAAGGCCTACGACTAAGGGTTTCCATGGCACAATCAAACAGAGCACTGGTCTCTACCGATTCTTGCACATATACTTTGAGTAATATCAATTTAAATCTCGAGACATTAAAGGTATCACCTGCTGTTTTCAATGAATTAGTCCAAGATGCATCCGGGGTAATGAAACATCATTCCACTTCATTCACCAATTACCAAGCAACCATGAACGCAGGTTCTAAAAACGAAAGCATCCTAATTCCATCAAGATTCTCATCCCAAAAGTCAATCATTTCTGTTTTCAGACCACAAACTTATACTGCTACTGCATCTAACTCGACTGGTGGTAGAATTTTCCCAAATATAGTTGACTACGTTTATAATATTAGTGGAGTCCTCTATCCGTCCTTAAAAATTAAGACAGGTAACAAACAGGTTCCTAAAACTGGGGAATCGATGTATGAATTGTTAAAATCGATCGATGGTGCTAACAACCCATCGTTCGATTGCGTGTTTAACCAAGCCCAATACAATGCTAACACTCCAAGTGTAACCGGAGCCTTTGCTATCGGATATGGGTTCGAAACAAGTGGTGGATATGGTTCGATGCCAAATGGGTTAATTTCTGGACTTTCCACGGTATCCAGTAATAGTTTCCTCCAAATGGAACTCCATGGGTTTAGTGATGCTTCGACAACACCGACGGTAGCGTTGATTAATGACAACTACGTGTTACACGATCTGATAATAGAATTAAACGTGTCTACGGGCGAAGTCAGTGTTACAAAATAAAATACATAACTTTTAATTTTATAATTACATATTATAAAAAATGACAACCGAAATAACATGGACGAAAGATCAAGAATCAATATGTGAATCAGTTAGACAAAATTGCCTCTACATGAGTCGTGAAAACAAAAAACAATACATTAAATTGAAAGCATCTCTCGCACGATACCGGTTACCAGTTATAATACTTAGT